AGCTACTACTTCTTCCATTGTTTCGATTTGAGGTTCTACCTCAACCTTCTCTGTTTTTTTAGCTTTTTTAGCCATAATATAATATAATATAAATTAATAAAAAAAAAGGACCGAGGCCGAAGCCCCGGTTCTTTAAATAATAATGCTTATTTCATTAACATGAAATTGTTAGCACCTTGTGTAATTAAACATCTTTCAGATAAATAGTGGATTTGCATTGCATCAAGTGCAGATGTAGTAGCTCCAACGGAACCAGTAACCCATGTCTTCATTTTTCTGTTGTCAGTTTGAGAAGCTCTGTAACGAACGTGTAAGAAAGGTCTCTTAAGATTCTTTCCTAAAGCTTGGTCATAAACCGAAGATACACCAGCAGGAATAACAACTCCTCTAATAGCCGCAGATCCTGCAACGCGATTGATCTCGCCTCTTGTAGCTTTATCGTTCAAGTATCTCATGTCAGATTTGTAGAAGTCGTAAGAACCTCTTCTGAAACCAGAGAAACCTAAGTTTAATGCCATATCTTCAGAATTGTCAAATACTCCGTAAGAAGTACCTCCAGCTCCGTAAGAATTCATAGAAGCTAACATGTCATCCATCGCTAACGAAGTAGCTCTGTTTACAAACATCATATTTTCTTCAATAGCACCTTGCTTGTCAAACTCAGCTAAGATAGCATCAAATTCAGCTAAATCAGTAGCAGCGTTGACACCAGTAACTCCAGATGTAACATTACCTCTAGACTCAATAGCAGCAAACAAACCTTCAGTACCAGCACCACCAGCACCAGCGTCAGCAGCACCTCTAGTTACACCGTCAGCGCCAAATCCAATAATAGAATCACCAACAGTCTTTTCAGATTCTAACATTGCCATTTCCAAGTAATCAGTAAAACGAGCTCTAGTATCACCTTCAGCTTTTAAGTACCATAAGTAACCATTTTGACCTTCTTCACCAGTAACCTCTACCCAACCAACTTGAGAAGCGTCAGATCCAGAAATCTCGTAGTAATCCTTCATGATAATCGGCTTGTTGCTGTAAGACTTAAAAGTTGGCGTTAAAGCCGTTCTTTTGTCTGCAGCCGCAGCACCAGTAATACCACTGTAAGATTGTCCTTTACCATACTCAGAACCTACAACTAATATAACAGACCCACTAGCAGTAGTAGCGTGACCAGCTAAAGTAGCTTTGTCATAAGGCTCAACTGATATAACAGCTGTAGCTGGAGTTTCTACTACCAAACATTTAGTAACTATACCTGCAGTTGCGATAAGTACAATGTCATTTACTCTAATACCATGAGATGCTACTAAAAAACCATTTTCAGTATCAGCAGAACCATCGATGTCAGTTACAACTGTAAAAGTACCGTTAGTGTCACCCGCTGTAGCTACCGTACCTACATAAGATAAATGTAATCTTGATTGTTCAGACCATACAACTTGATCAGCTGTCATTGCCTCTTCAGCTCCTACTTGTGAAAGAAATCCTGAGATTGTTCTGTTTCCAAACACCTCTGCTTCTTTCTCCATAAGATCTGGTAAATATTGTTGCTCCCATCCAGTTGAACCTCCTGCGAAGTCAATGTAATTTGAGCTTAAAGTTTGTTGTTGTGCCGATGGCACTTTATTCAACAAATCACCTCCTGTAATTGCCATAATTTTCTTTTTTAATTTTTAAATTTATTGTTTTTAATTTTAAACTTAAAATCAGAAGAATCCTGCCCTAACACTTTAAACTTCATACCACCCGCTTCAATTTTCCCATGAGCTTGTCTTGGGTTCATATCCACATTCTTGGCTTTAGCCATACTACTTTTCATAGCATCAGCTTTACCTTGGTCATAAAAGTGTTTTGCAACAGCATCCGCATTCATTGCTGTGTACAGAGATTTATGATAACCTTTAGCATCTGACATTTCATTTTTTTCGTTCAAAAACTTTTTGACAAAATTATTAATGTCGCTTTGATTACTCTTAACCTCTCCAGCGTTGTTAATGTTAAACCTATATTTTTTATCACCAACATCATATTCAAAACCTTTGAATTTGTCGTTAAAAACTTGTTCAGTTTTATTTAAAAAAGTAGATTCTTGCGCTTTTGCTATTTTTTGAGTTTCTCCTGACTCTTTGTTATACCTATTAAAAAATTCCATTGCTTTCTTAGCTTCATCCGGAAGCTTTGATCCCGCTTTTATTTCTTCATAGTATTTAGACTTTTGCCCGTCTAGGTGGCTTTTAGCGCTGGCAACTTGCTCTTTAAGCGCTAATTTTTTTCTACGTATTTCTACATCTTCGTCTACATCTTCATCATAAGAAAATGTATCGTCCATAAGAAAGTTAATTTCTTCGTTGTTTAAATGAGGTTTAGTTTGCTTGTAATATTCAAAAAGCAAATCTGAATCATCTAACTTGCTGTAATCTTGGTTAAGCTTAACGTAATCATTTATATCACCGCCAGTGTCCTCCATAAAGTCAACTAGCTTTTGAATATTTTCTGGCAAAGGATTTCCAGTGGCCTCAGCTTCTGCCACGGCCTCTTCAACCTGCTCTTCAACACTAACAACTTCTTCTTCGGTTATTTCTTCTAACGCTGAAGCTTCTTGTGTTTCAGTCTCTACAGGTGTTTCTGTTTCGTCAGTAACCTCGGTCACTGCTTTTTCGGTTTTTTCCTCCGCCACAACCTCGGTTTCTACTTTTTGTTCTTGTGGTGGCTTGCTTAAATCTACTTTCATAACGCTGTCATCTCCAGCGGACTCAAACTTACTTTGATCAACTTGTTCAGTTGTTTCTTGTGTAATCTCTTCGACTACTTTTTCATTTTCATTTTCCATAATATAATATAATAATAATTAATAATTTTACTTTGGTCCAAACGCGTTTAAATTAAAATCCCCACCTAGTATATCATTACCTGAAGATTCAAAGTTTTTAGGCGTTCCACCGCTGTTTCTTTGGTCAATCATTTCTGATTGCTGTGTAGCTTGTATTTTTGTTCTTTGATCTTTTCGATCTTCTTTTTTATTTTCTCTTTCAGAAAGTACTTGAGACTCACTACTTTTTAGTTGCATATTATAGTCAAACTCAATTTTCATTAACTGCTTTTTAAGCTCTACCTCTTGTTTTTGCTCTTGTATTTTTAATTGAGATTTCATTTGCTCTAACTGCATAGTGGTTTGAGATAACGCTTGGTTTTTTTGAATCTCAGCTTGAGCGGCAGATTGAGCGGCTTGTTGATTAGCTTGTGATTGTTGCTCCATGGTCTGTTTTTGAGTTTCTTTATCTATCGCTAACTTTTTCTTTCTACGTATTTTTATTAGTTGATTTGCTAGTTTTATGTTTTTAATTTCTCTAAGATCAATAGCATCCTCAAGCTCTATGCTTTGCTGTTGAAGTGCCATTTGTATGTTGTTTTCAAGTATTGCTTTTTCTTCTTCATCTGGTAAAAGCTCTATAAATATACCAAAATCATACAAGTGTAATTCTGACATTTCTTTAAGCGTTGCTACATTAGAAGCCCCTATCGCTTGTATAAAAGCATCTTTAGTTGGAGAGTACTCTATAATATCAGATATTCTAAGTGACAGACATTCGGCTGTTTCAGCAGTCAAATATAATCCAGCTTGAAGAATATGTCTAGTTGCAGTGTTAGAGTTTGCAGCTGCTATTTTCTGAACACCAACTAAAGCGTTTTTATCTGGAGTACTTCCGTCTCTAGCTTCGTTAAGTCCAGTTACATCTCTTATCATTTGCAAGTAGTAATTGTAAGTGCCAATTAAAGCTTGCATTTTGTTACCACCAGATCCAGATGTTATTTCTTGAATAGGCACTTTACCTGGGTTCATATCGCCATCAGCGGTAAATGATCTACCTATTACAGAACCTGTCTGAAAATACATGTTTAAAGCTTCTTGTGGATTGTAGTTGGTTCCGTTACCTAAATCTATTTCAGCTAAACCATCTGCGTCTAAGTAGACACCATCTGGAACTAACCTAGACATAACTTGCTGTAGTTTTAGGTGAGTCAGCTGAATCATATCAGCAAAGCCAGTTATTCTTTTAACTAAAGAATCTATCTTGCCGTTATACATTCTAGGAGCTACAATTGCGTAGCTCATTTTAACTTTAGTATAATCACTTTTAGGCCGCATCATGTTTTTTGCCATCTCCCATTTCAAAAGTTTATCTGTACCTAGTATTATAGCACCATCATAAAGACACTCTATAGATCTTAGCATTCTTCCATACCCACCCTCTTTGTCTTCAGGTGGATTGTATTGATCGTCTTTAGATATAATTTTATCAGCCCCAGTACCGGTTTGTTTGGTTTTATAAACCTCGTTCATATAGGTTTTATAGTTAAAGTATAAAACTTGAATTGTATTGTTGTCCTCTTTGTTATAAGTATGTGTTGAATTATGGTTTGATCTATTAGTAGATTTGTTTTTCATTATATCCTCTAGATCTTCTCCTGATAAATGAGGGAATTGCTTCGCTAGTTCATTTACCGGTATAGTCTTTACCTCTCCAACGTAATATATATCATCAAAATAAGGAGAGTCAGTGTAAGAGTAAACCAAGTTTGCTGGATCAACATAATCAATAACAACGCCTTCTGAGGTGTTAAACGACGTTTTAACAGCTCCAATGCCTAAAACCGTAAGATCATAGTAAAACTGTTTTTTAATTAATTCATATCTACTACCTTCTAACAAAGTGTTTAATGCTTGCTCTTCGGCTATCTCTATAGACTGCTTATAACTTAATTGCATGTGAACGTTAAGCTCGTCTTTGCTTTCTGGTAGATCTTTTTTCTCCATGTCACTGCTTCTAGAGTCGATACCATATACAGCGGCGGCACTATCAAAAACCTTGCCATCCATATCTTTTAG